ACACAATAGTCCCTTTATTATAGTATTTATGATATCAGAGTTTTTTCAAAAACTAAGCGAAAATCATCCGTTTATAACGGTATGTAGTTACGCTTCTCAAGAGTATATTGGAGTTATACAGAACAGGGACGATGCCGTTACCACGTTTTATGACTACGGTGCAATAGTGGATCAGAATCAGAAAAAGTTATTCTTAGAGCTAGGTGATCAGTGGTGGTGGGAGAGCAACAGACTGATTCCAATAAACATATTTCTGCGCGAAGACTGGAATGTGTTCAAGCCATATCTAAAAACGTTCACTAACAAAGGGCTAGTTATACTACATGGTCCAACCACCAGTATGAGTGATTTATCTAAGAAAAGAATAAAACGTAGATCAATCACACTAGTCAAGAAAATGTCTTGACTCAAGTGGGCATGCTATCTAAATCATAACTCTTGGTCTTGTTATAGCATTCCGTAAGTAAATTTGCATGCACTGCTACCAAGTGCGCATATGCTATAGAATGTGACTTTTTGAACGCATATCCATCTGCATCTTTTGACCATACTGTCTGCGATACCTCACGCCAGGACTTGCCGATAAGATGCTTTTTGCCAGGTCGAATTACTGCTAAGAACATAGCCATTCTAGTAATGCTGTCTATTGGCTCAGGCATAGATGTCATAGCATGATAGTGATTGCCTACGTGAATAGACTCCAGTCTGGATCCATCATTAGTTCAACTAAGTGACGTTCCGACTTTACATACTTATACACCGAGATATTTAGAAAGTCAAGTTTCACGTATCCTCTAGATTCCGCTTGTTCGTAATCTATGGCCGCTAGATTGTGTACTGGATCATATGGTATATTGGTTACATATAATCCAGTATTGTGCTTTCTAACAGTATTGTCTTTTCTGATCGACGCAGGAATATAGTCGATAACTGAAAGAATTTGTTCACGATCTGCGAAGTCAATATCAATATCACTGGTAAATTTCATAATCCTGGTATCTGTTCGATAATGTCAAGTACTGTCCTCAAATCTTCTTGATCACGTTTGAATCTGATATTCCATCGTTCTGGATCTATGTATTCAAAAATCAAATTTAGCTGATCAGCATTTAGCTTGCCTAGAAAGTCTTTGCCTGTACTAGAGTTATACAACACCCACGGACTTATTCTACCGCCGGCTATCATATTACAAATTTTATTTGGATTAGCGAATCTGAATACATCATGAAGTTCTATTCGTTGATCTGCTGCGATATCTAACATTGATTCAACACTACGCTTTACTGCATCTATTGGATTCTCAGTCTTCAAATACTCTACTAAAAATTTTGTATAGTTTCTATCTGAAGCCCAGTTGTCTATTGATACTTTGTTTTTTACCAAATAGTAACAATAAGCCAGTGCATCTACTACTTTTACATCAACACAGTAGATGCCATATTTTATGAATGCAGTATAGTATGCACTTCCAATGAACTCTGCGTAACCTAAATTTTTCTTATTTGGATGACATCTTTCGTAGTATTGTTTCCATGCTGCATATCCTATCCTGTTTGACGGACGATCCTTATCTATCCACCTTCTTTTCTGCTCACACATATGCTTGAGTAGTGTACTCTCTCGCACAAAAGTACGCTTGCAGTGTTCACAGTAACTGGAAAGAGTTTGCTCCATGTTACATTCCTGAATCTTGCTCATACTGTTTTACATCATCTTTGCTTGTCAACGTAGAAAGAACTTCTATATCCTGTAATTTCATTGTTGGATAAATTTTAGCCAGACTGTATTTGTGCCGCTGTGAATCCACAAACGTTTCCGCTGCCTCTTTGATGTCTTTGGGTGGCGCGGTCTTATATATCTTAGTAAAATATTCTGATACCTGTTTTACCGTAGCTTCTTCGGCCAACTCACCTATTTTAGAATTTAGATGAGGTATCCATTGATGAAATTGTTTACCCATTCCTGGGCTGCTAGCACATAGCATCAACCACTGTAGCTGTGGGTGATGTTGTACCTTCTCATTGAAAAAATACTTGTTTGCATGAACATCGGTGCTTAGCAGATAGTATCCTGCTAATTTGCCTTTTACAGCACTGCACCAATGCATCATCATATATGGCACAAACTTCTTTCTTTGCTCCTCCGTCAATGACTCAAGGTAGTCATAGTCTTTTCGATCTAAGGCTTCAAGTGCCTTGAATAGATCAAAGTCCTGTTTTTCAAGTTTTTCATCAGGAGCAAGTGTTTGTTTTTTGGTTGCCATTATATATTAGTCTCAAAAAGCCTGACTGTAATCTACGATTTCACAATTTCTACTAATCTCTTTAACAAAGTAAATGCACCGTGGCTTCTGTCCTTCATCTATTGGAATACATAAAAATTGACCGTTTCTAAGTCTAGGCGCATACCACGTTACATCATTATAAATGTCTAATATCTCTATGTCAAGAAAACTAGGCCTAAATCCACTAATAGGATTGAATTGATATGCCTTGAATCCTCTATCATTTACGCTGGTAAGCGGCAAAGTCTCTAGATCACCAAGATCAGGTTCTCCTATAAGAATTTGCCAATCAAGTGGCATTTTTATTACTTGATCGTCTATACGTAGTACAAGTGCAGGACTGTTGAAACTTTCCAGAAATATCAAGGGAATGTAATGATAGTCTACATTTTGTGGATTACTATTATCCAGGATTGCGAATCTCAAATCATCGATTTCATCTGGTAGTGTTTCCAGGTTATATGCACAGTTTTCTAAAGTTAGTATTTTCATGTTTTGCAGTTATTGAGTATAGTCATTCTACCTATGTTTATCCATCTTGGCTGACTTATGATCCAATTGATGACTTCTGGTATGTACGATGGTTGTATTGGGGTGAAAGTATCATAGTTATAGTTACTGTAGCGCTCTGGCGGAATTTGTTTTTTAGTTATTTCCGCTAAGTCGGTTGGCATTACAGTTTCTGGCTCAAGTGTAACAACACGCACATCTTTTCTACGTGCTTTGGCTAGAGCAACACACACATCACTGATGCCTTGCTTACTACTGTTATACATGATACGCTCATTAGGCATTCCATGATTCATGGTAAGTGTAGCGCTGATACTAGAAATATTGATAATATCGGATCCACTCTGCAATTTGTCATATAGCTTTAGAGTCAAATCGGCTGCTACACCGTAATTTATATGTGCCACTTCTGCTGGTGACCTATACAATACTCCAACACTGTTTATAACAACATCATGATCGACAGAATCTATCAGTTGTCTTCTAAATGCTGACTCTGTAAGGTTGCCAACAAATGTGGCGCCTTGACTTCTACTTACAGTATCAACAGTGTGACCATTACTTCTAAAGTATTCAACGCATGCTTTGCCTATCCCGCTACTAGTTCCTAGTACCAATATTTTTTTAGTCATTATTTGTATTCCAGTTTTTCAAGCTCGTATGGATAGTTGGCTTCTCTGTAAAATTCCTTACGCTTTGTCAAATGTCTCTTTGCGAATTTACAACTTGATGTGATGTCCCATATCTGTACGAAGTCCTTGTCTTCCGCTTTTCTAATGCCTCGCCCAATGCTTTGTATAACGCGGACAAAGCTCTTTCCGGGTTCCAAAAGAACCAGATTAAAAATCCTTGGGATATTAATACCAACAGCGGCCACGCCGTAAGTCGCCACCAAAACCTTGTTGCTACTTGTTGCCACTTCGTCATATTCTTCCTTGCGATCTTTGAGTTTAGTTGATCCGTTTACAAAAACACTATCTGCCAACCTAGAAGTTATTGCTTGCCCTGCTGCCACTCTGTCCACAAGTACTAACGTATTGCCGTCCTGTGAAATATGTTTTATCATTTGAGCTATTTTATCAAGCCTTACACTGTCCTCTAGTAGGTGCTTCAATTCGGTTTGATAGTTACTGAACTCTAAATGGTCCTGTAACTGTACTATATTTACATGGCACTGTGCAAGAACTCCTTTTTCCTGTAATTCTTTTGCACTGAGTTTTCCAATAACTGATCCAAGACTTACGAACAATGCTTGACTCTCAAATAATTCCTTAGGAATAGTTCCAGTCAAACCCCATCTGATGGGAACACGACTCATTACTCCTGTCAGCAAGGTTTTTAGAGCATCTGCTTTTGCCATATGCACTTCATCTACTATAACACATACTACACCATCTAAG